AGGGAACGGGACCATTTCGATGGTTCCGTTTTCTTTTTTAGCGACCAGTTCTGCAACATCATAAAATGATATAGGATTGCCAGTTCCAATATCGTATATACCACTAGGAGCATCATTGTTCATTACAATGTTAACAATGTCATCAACACACACAAAATCCCTATAGAATTTTTCAGATCCCTCAAACAATTTTAGTTTGCCAGTCTCCCTAACCTGTTTGGTAAATTTGGATACTGGACTAGCTTGATCTCCTTTATGTTCTTCACCACTACCATACACGTTAAAATATCTGAACCCCTGAATGTGTTTGAAGTTTTCAATATGATCTAAAACATAGTAATCAATGATTAGTTTTGAAATAGCATATTGGTTTAGGGGATTTATTAGTTTGCGATTCTTTTTTTGGTTCCCATACACAGATGCTGAGGATGCATATTTTACAGGAATTTGATACTCTATTGCTTTTGCAAGAAGATGAGCAGTGAAATCTTGATTATAGTGTGCGATAGTCATCCAATTCTTTTCTGTAGTGGAAGACATTGCACCATTATGAATGATTAGATATACTTTCTCCCAATCATCAAACTTAGATAAGAATTTCCAACCTTCTTTTTTATCAATACAGATAACAGGTTCTCTAAGTTGTTCTTCAATTACACGAAGAAAGTGGGAACCAATAAAACCTTCATGGCCAGTTAATAGAATCATTATGAAAAATGTAGAGGTAGAAAAAATACTTGTACTAGTCGATAGTTGTCGCCTTCAAAGAATCCTGGTTTATCATAGGCCCCATGAAGAACACTATCTGGATAGAAGATCATTCTATTATACTTCATTTCTGCTAAGTGAATCAATTCCCAAGGTCCAACGCTGTCACTAACAAAGTCCTCATCCCATATTCCGTCTTGAGAGGGATCGACTTGGTTCCCTTTATAATTGTAAAATGCAGTTCCACCCTGACATTCTTTATTCTTATTCAAATAAATCAATCCTGCCCAACCTCTACCATCACTACCAAATGGATAATCAATGTGTGGAAGACGAACTCTATCTTTAGATTGAGTTACATTTACAGAGAAAGGGACTTGTAGACATGCTTGATCAAAAGTATTAACTTCACCCATCTTCAGTCCATACACATTGTCAGCAATGCTCTTCCATACCTCATGCATATGATCTAGGTTCATATTCATATCTACTCTAGTTCCAGGCACTCCTCCACAAATTCTAGGATTGTTTGTTGGTGGACATCTAAGAGCTAGATTTCTAACCTTATCTGGATTCTTATAGAAATTGTCGATGTATACTATGGGAAATTCTTGCCACCCCATTACTTCAACTCTTGCATTCAACTCTTCATTGACTGCAAAGGTTTCTTGTTCATTAATAAAGTACTTTTTCATGTAACCTAAATACTTCGGAGAAACTTATGAATGTAGGAATGGCTAAACCTTCCAGCAGAGACGAGTTGAAAGAGTATGCTCTTAGGAAACTCGGAAAGCCAGTATTGGAAATTAACGTCGATGATGATCAAATCGAGGATCTCATCGATGATGCCATCCAATTCTACCACGAAAGACATGGCGAGGGAATAGATAGAGTCTTTTTAAAGCACAAATTAATACAATCTGAGAAGGATGTGTTAGCTGGTATTGCTTCTACCACTACAGGATCCAGTTCTCATGGTGGTATTGCCATGATGGAGTATGAAGAGGGTGCAAATTATCTTCCACTACCTGATAGTATTATAGGTGTTAATAAGGTATTTAAAGCTGATTCGTCATCAATCTCTGACGGACTGTTCAACATTAAATATCAACTGTTCCTTAATGATTTATATTACTACGGAGCGATCGATTTACTGAACTACGGTATGGTCAAGTCATACCTGGAAACTCTAGACTTCTTGATCAATCCAGATACCCAAATAAGATTTAACAAGAAAAATAGAAGACTATATCTAGATATTGATCTAAGTGGTATCGGTGGCAATCACTACCTAGTTATTGATTGTTACAGAGAAGTAGACCCCGAGAGTGCAACTTCCGTATACAATGATTCTTGGTTGAAGAGATACGTTACTGCTTTAATTAAGAGACAGTGGGGACAGAACTTAATTAAGTTCCAAGGAGTGAAACTTCCTGGCGGATTGGAGATGAATGGAAGACAACTCTTTGACGATGCGGTGAGAGATATTGAGGTCTTAGAACAGGTCTTGATGACTGAGTATGCGATGCCACCCCTAGACATGATAGGATAATGCCATTAACACCATTCTTTTTACACGGATCACCAAGTGAACAAAGACTGATTCAAGACTTGGTGAATGAGCATCTTAGGAATTTTGGACAGGATATTCTGTACCTTCCTAGAAGGATTGTCAATGAACAAACAGTGATTAAAGAGATCACTGCTTCTAGGTTTGATGATAGTTTTAGAATCGAAGCCTACTTATCAAACTTTGATGGATTTGGAACACCATCGGATGTTCTAACAAAGTTTGGTGTCCGAGCGACTGATGAGGTTACCCTGGTTATCTCTAAAGAGAGATATGATGACTTCATTTCTCCCAAACTTAAGTTATGGCCAAAGGAAGAAATCAAGGTTGCAACCACTCCACAGGAAGGTGATCTTATTTTCTTACCACTTGATGATGCTCTATTTGAGATCAAGTATGTCGAAAGGAAGGTTCCTTTCTATCAGTTAAATGATCTCTACATGTATGAACTTAGATGTGAGATCTTTGAATATGAAGATGAGAGAATCGATCTTCCTAGTAATCTTACCGATGTTAATGGTGAGGAAATTAAGGATGGTATTGCTGCTGGTGGTCAACAGGTAACTATTCAGTTCCATAAAGACACCGTTGATAATGCCCTTGCAACTATTGGATATGCAAGTACTATTTTTGGTACTAAGTCTGTACAGTATATTCAGATGTTTGATGATGGAAACTATAAAGGAACTCCAAGTGTAAGAGTTGCTAAACCAAAGAGAGGTGAGAGAGCAACTGGTATAGTAACTAGTCTCGTCAATGGAACTGTAGAGAAAGTAGATATTACATTCGGTGGTAATAACTATATTCAAATTCCAACTATACAGTTCACGCCTCCAAACAAACCAGCTTCATCACAAATTAAGTTCGGTAATAATGGTCTAGAACATACTAGTTACAATGATGTGACAAATGCAAATATCAAAGCAACTTCAGATATCAATGCTAGAGTTACTGAGGATGGTAGACTAGTATTCAGTCTATGGTTCTGGCCAAATCAATTTGATCCAGATCCTAATTTTGGTGGAGTTATTGCATGGACTGATAAATTTAAGTTGTACCATAGAGAGACAGGCAACGTAGTCTTTTCATCTGGATCTGGATCTATTGAAAATACATCTACATTAAACTTAAATGCTTGGAACTTTATTAGAGTTGAAGTTCTAAATCAAGAAGCTAAAGTATGTGTCAACGGTAATGTAAGTAATACTTTGGGTACAGCTGACCCAACCATGGTATTCACCAATGATGATATTAAGTTGGGATCTGATGCTGGAGGTCAAGGAAAATCTCCTACTATTACTAGAGGATTTATCGGTAATCTTGATCACATTACTTTAAATCAAACAGGTGACAATACTTTCAGTAGTGTGAGTGAAACCCTTGTTCCTACAACAGAGGCTGAACAAGAACTGGATACTCAGTCTGGAACTGTTTCATCTTTTGTCAATAATCTTGATAATGAGTATCCAATCGTGACGGTTGGGTTAAATACTAGTAGGGAAGTTTATACAGTCACAATCGAACATCCAGGCAATGGATACGCATCCATACCTCTACTGACCATAGATGAACCAGAATTAGGTGAACAAGCAACTGCTGTTGCAATCATGACTTCCAGAACTGGTATTCCAAACCAGGCTATCGATAGAATCCTATTAACTAATCCAGGTTTCGGATATACTGAACCACCTATTATTACTTTAAGTGGTGGAACCCCAGTATCTACAGGTATTGCAACTGCTATTATTTCAGAAAGAGTATTGGGTCCAGTTGCAATCACTACTGGTGGTCGCGGATATACATTTACTCCTACAGTAGGAATTACATCTACTTTCATTCCATCTTCTGTAGGTATTTCTTCTAATATTCGTAATGCTAAAGCCGAAGCAGTTGTTGGTACAGGACAAACAGTTGTTTCAATCAGATATAGTAATGCTGGTGCTGGTTATACCTTCACCCCAACTATTGATATCGGAGAGGTCGAAGCAATCGTCTACGGAGATTTTGTTCTAAATGAACTCGTCAGAGGAGTCTCGACTGGTACTAGTGCTTATGTTACTTCTTGGGATTCTCTTAATAGAATCCTTGAAGTTTCTCTACCTAATGGCGAATTTGCAGTAAATGAAGCCATTGTAGGTGCTGGGGCAAGTTACAGAGTAGCTAATGTAGAAACAACCGTATCCAATATTCCATTCGCATCCAACGATGAGATTGAGTTGGAAGCAGATCTTATCGTAGATTTCTCTGAAAGAAATCCTTTTGGTGAAGTCTAAATACTTGTATAACTTGGGATCGTCATGTTAAGTAGTCATTTTTATCACGAAATTATACGAAAGACTATTGTTGCTTTCGGAACTTTATTTAATGGAATTGAAATCCGACACACTGATAGATCGGGTGATATTCATAGTGTTATTAAAGTTCCAATCTCATATGGTCCACAACAAAAGTTTCTAGCAAGACTAGAACAGAATAGAGATCTTGTTGATGGACCTGCGAGGGCAATTACTTTGCCTCGTATGTCTTTTGAGATGATTGGAATGAATTATGATGCTTCTAGAAAAGTCTCCACTATGCAGACTTTCAAAGCAGTCAATAAAGAAACCAATAAACTAATCAAGGGATTTATGCCAGTCCCTTATAATATTAATTTTCAACTTAGTATCCTTTCAAAATTAAACGAGGATGCCATTCAAATTCTTGAACAGATCCTACCATACTTCCAACCAGCATTCAATCTTACGATTGATTTAGTATCTACAATTGGCGAGAAAAGAGACATGCCAATTACTCTAGAGAGTATCAGTATGGATGATAACTATGAAGCAGATTTTCTAACGAGACGAGCATTAATCTATACACTAAACTTCACTTGTAAGACGTACATGTTTGGTCCAGTCGATCAACAGACAGGACTCATTAAAGAAGTTAAGGCTGATCTTTACAGTGATACTTCTAACATCAAGACAGGTTCTAGACAAATGAGATATAGTGTAACACCTGTTGCAGTTAAAGATGTTACGCAAGATGATACTGCTAGAACTAATCAAGAAATCGATACAAGACATACCGAGTTCTCTGTCAATAGTGCAACTCCATTTAAGAGAGATGACTTCATCCAAATTGATGGTGAAGTTATGAGAATCACCAAAATTACTGGTGATAGGTTGCACGTATTAAGAGGACAGTTCAGCACTATGGTTGAGAATCATGATTTGAACGTTCGTATTTCTGCAATTAATGTTCAAGATACTGAACAGGTTGTAGAGGGAGATGACTTTGGATTCAGTGAAACCAGAGAATTTTTTGATAGTCAAGGTGATGTTTATAGTAAC